TTATGATTGTGTACTAGACGGTGAAGTAATGAGCAAAGACTTCCAAGACCTTATGAAGCAAGTACACAGAAAAGATGGTAAAGCCGCAACTGACTCAGTACTACACTTGTTTGACTTTATACCGTTGAAAGACTTTTTAGAAGGCGGTTGGGATAAACCACAGTCATATCGTAGTAATTTAGTCAAGTACTGGGTACTAGAAAACAATGACATCTTAGAGCACGTTACAGCGTGTGATTGGGAAGATGTGGACTTAGACACTACTGAAGGACAAGAACGCTTTGTAGCGTTAAATAAAGCGGCTGTAGACGGTGGTTACGAAGGGGTTATGATTAAAGATGTTGATGCACCCTACGAATGCAAACGTACACATGCTTGGTTAAAAGCAAAACCTTTTATTGAAATTACACTAAAAGTCGTAGACGTCGAGGAAGGCACTGGACGTAATGCGGGAAGACTAGGTGCCGTAATAGTAGAAGGAGAAGACGATGGATACAATTATCGCCTTAACTGTGGGAGTGGTTTCACTGACGCTCAACGTGATGAGTACTGGACTGAACGTGCTAGTCTCATTGGTCAGTTAATTGAAATAAGAGCAGACGCAAGAACTAAATCACAAGATAGTGATACATACAGTTTACGCTTTCCAAGATTTAAAACATTTCGCGGATTTGATGCTGGCGAAAAAATATGAACATAAAGTTCATATCTATGGATCAGGATGTTATAGACAATTATCCTGTAACTCCAGCAAAGAAAACATTACCTAAATGGTTTAAAGATTTACCTCAAGAGAAGTTTTCTTTCCCTATAGGCAATACATTACCTACTATTAAAAAATGTATGCCAGCAACAGATATGTTGACTAGTGGTTACATTATTCATAACCCAACAGATATTGATATTATTCGAGAAGAAGTTGCAGGTAACTTTGTTGAAAATCGTATTAAAGTAAAAAATAATCAGTATGTACCAGAAGCACATCGTTTTGAAATGTGTCCTGTAAAACATTCTACTAACAAACAACATTGGATTAAACTAAAGAACCCTTGGCTAGTACGAACACCGCCTGGGTATAGTTGTTTGTTTATACAACCTGTATATGAATTTAATCCTAACCTAAGATTGTTATCAGGTATCGTTGATACAGATACCTTTGACTTGCCTGTAGAATTTCCAGGCTGGATTGTTAACGATCATATTATTAAAGCAGGTGATCCATTAATGCAAGTTATTCCTTTTAAAAGAGATGAATGGCAAATGTCAATTGAACATACTGAAACACATACACCTGCAATGACTGAAGAATTACGTTATAAAGATTTATTCCACAAGAAAAAAAAGTTTAATTAACCATTAATACTTGACAATTTACAACCTTTGCTATATAGTACTAAGAACACGAGGAGATTTATGAGATGGCTTTACCGAAAAGAACTAAAAAGAAGACGGTCCGAGCGGCTCCACGCATTAAGCGAGGTAGCAAACTTGCTGACCCTAACTGGGATGGTTGGGAAGAATGGTCTGGAGAACAGTACCATAAGTTTGCACAAGGAACCAGAGAATTTTATTATCAAAATTTTAAACCAGCAGATTTATACCCATTCACTTGGACTTGGATGGGGCAAAATGGTTATACTAAAGAACAAATTAAACAAGCAAAAGCCGCACCTGGCTTTACACTAAGCGTTACAGCCGCAATTACTTCAAAGATGTTGCTTTGCGGAATGCCGCTTTACAATCCTAAAGAAGATGAATATTGGCAATCATTACCCGGAACAATGGGCAATACAAGACCTGCTGATGAATTCCTTAAGAAACGTATTGAAGAATGTATTGTTGCAGGTAAAGTAATTGTAGACGAAAAAGCAGAAGAAGCAGAAGAAAAGAAAGATATATACGTTCCTACTATTCAAGAGCGTATTAGAGATCAAGCATATATTCAAAGTGAAAAACTAGAAGAATGGCTTGATGGGTTTATCAGTGATAAGAAAAACTTTGATCCAAAAGGGTTTGACTTTAAAACACACTTCCGTGAAATGAATGTAACACAAGCACATGCACGTAAACTTAAAGGCTTCTACGAAACTGAACTAGATGACTTTAAAGCATTAGATCGATATCCAACTGCTGGACAGTTGAAAAAGATGAGTGAACATGAACAAGACCAGTGGGCTCAACTTAAAGAAGGATATGCACATCTTAAGAAAGCAGATATTAAAAACTTTACTACTGCTATTGAAGAACTAATGACAGCATTAGACTTTGTTATCGATAGTGCTAAGGCAACACGTAAACCACGTAAGCCTAAAGTATACAGTGCAGATAAGATAGTTGCAAAATTAAAATATTGTGTAACAGATGACAAGTTCAAACTTGCAAGTGTGAATCCTACAGACATTGTTGGTGCAACAGAACTTTGGGTGTTTAATACTAAGACACGTAAACTAGGAAAATACATTGCAAAGAACATCGATCCAAAAGGTATGGGTAGAGACGGAACTGGTCTTAGTGCAAAAGGTACAACTATTATAGGATATAATGAAGAATTAAGTGTTCAGAAAACTCTGCGTAAACCGTTAGATCAAATTAAAGATTTTAAAGCGGCAGGAAAAGTAAAATTGCGTACATTCTTGGATGATATCAAGACTACAGACACCAAATTGAACGGTCGTTGTAATCCTGAAACTGTGCTTCTCAAAGTTGTTTGATAAATACTTACATGAGCACAGAAGATCTTCAAAATAGCCTAGATGGATTAGGTACAGCAATACAGGACCTTGCAAACCGTGAGGCTCCAGCACCCGTTATTAACGACCGTAGTTTAAGTGGTAATAAAATCAATGGAGGCTTAATTACTAATTTCACAAGTAGTGGTATTAGTGATCAAGCATCACGTATGATCTTAATGGTTGATAACGATGGAATTACTGTAGACACTATTGACGCAGATACACTAGAAGGTGATGTTTCTGTAACAGGTGCATTAACAGTTGCTGGAAGTATTACAGCACAAAGTCTACATGTTGACGAACTTACAGCAGATGTACGTAACGAGCGTTCAACTAGTTTAGAATTTGAAGGCGGTATAGTAGCAGGCAAAGGACTAGTATGGAGAACAGCAGATGTATCCAGACAGTTTGTATACCATGAAAATCCACATAGAATGTTTTCTTCCGAAAACATGGATCTTGCTCGTACAAAGCATTACAGTATCGGTACTGTTCCTGTAATTACAGAAACAGATTTAGGTTCAACTATTATTAATAGTAGCCTAACAAACTTAGGTGTTTTAGATAGTTTAAGTGTTACAGGTAATGTTGACTTTGACGGATATTTGTTCTGGGAAGCAGAAAGTAATAGACTAGGTATTGGTACACAAACACCAAATGCTACGCTTTCTATTGCTAATTTAGATGCAGAATTTATAATCGACAGTGAAAATGATAGTGGCATAAGAATTGGTAACTGGACTAATGATGATCTACAAATTGTTACTGACGATACAACTAGATTAACTGTCAAAGCAAATGGCACCATTAACATTGGCACACAAGGTAATGACAATGCAAGGTTACATGTATACGGAAAACTAGGTGTTGGTGTTGCAAACATTGATGCTGACGTAAGCCTAAGCACAGCAGGACCAGTTAAAATTGATGGACGCAAAATGGAAAATGGCGCGGCAATACCTACAGCAGGAATTTACGCAGTAGGCGATATTGTTTGGAATACAAGTCCTACTCCAACAGGCTATGTAGGATGGGTTTGTGTAAGGGATGGTACTCCTGGAACTTGGAAAGCCTTTGGCGCTATTAGTTCATAAAAGTCCGACTTAATTAATTTTCAAAACTTATTAAATACTCTGTACTAACTAAAAGGTTGGGGAGAAAACACGAATGAATAAAACACAAAAAGAGGCAAACATAAACAACATTGAGGCTCAGGTAGATCGCTGGGATCTGTTCGCACGACTAGTGCCAACAGTTTTTCTAGTAATCAATCTAATATTAGTAACAACAGGCATAATTGACTTTGAACAAGCATTCTGGGTGGGTCTCGGACTGTTTGCTGTAACAGCAGTAACTTGGTGGTTTTGGACTATATACACTATAAGGCACTTGGTTAAAACACTTAACAGGGCAAGTAAAAACTTAGCCGAGGTACGTGACGAATTTAAGTCAGTAAATCACGACTTGGAGAAATTTAAAAATGACAAAAGATAACAAATTTATTTTAATAAAGGCGATGACTAACATAATCAGCGGACTAAGTATGGTGACAATTATAACATTAGGAATAATGTATATGAGTTTCGATAATGAGTTTGTATTTACAGACACACATATCAGCGTTACAAACAATCCAGTAACAGCAGAAAAAGACATAGAGTTCTTTATGGTAGGCTCAAAGAAGTACGAATGTAATAGTACAGCCGCATATGGCGTAGCACACGCAACAGACGGTTCACATACATATGATCTAAACACATTTACAAAACGCTATGTACAAAACACAGCACCAGGTGACCGTGTTGAAAATGGCTGGCACATGAAAGTGCCTGAACATATGAAAAAGGGTGGTGAGTATCGTGTGAGTATGACAGGCGAGTTTGATTGCGTACATCTAATATTCAAAACTCATAAAACGCAAACTTTCGATAACATTTATTTAATAGTAGACCCACGCTAAATAATTTTATGTTAGTAATTGGCAACGGCGAAAGTCGCAAAGGTATTGATATAGATACAATCAAGGATACAAAAATTGGTTGCAATGCAATACTACGTGACTACTTTGTAGAACATCTAGTATGTGTAGATCGCAAGATGGTACGCGAGGCCATTAATGCAAAATACAAATCAAATATATACACTAGATCAAATTGGATAGACGAATTCAAAGCATATGGAGTAATGGAAGTTCCTCAATTACCATACAAAGGCAAAGAACGGCCGGACGAGCCCTTTCAATGGGGTAGCGGACCTTATGCAGTATTAATAGCATGTAATCTTGGAAATAATATTAATATGATAGGATTTGATTTACATAGCAAAGACAAGTATATGAATAACGTATACAAAGATACAAATAATTACAATAGAAGCGATCATCATTTTATAGATCCAAGATATTGGATACATCAAATAGGTGTATTAATGGAGATATATCCAGACAAGCGTTTTACCATATATCAAAAAGATTGGCAGTTGCCCGATCAGTGGAAATTACCAAATGTTTCACTTGACAACATAGATAACTTATAGTATAATAAGTACATAACACAGAGGACTTAATGCGTCGACCCTCTTTAAATACTCCGCCGTTTAATATAGGAGAAAAATATGGCTTATTACAGCACAAAACATTACGGACACAACATTGGACTATCAGCAGTCTTTAGACAACCTAACGCAGATCATTCACACTGCCATTTACTACATGGTTACAGTTTAGCATTTACATTCACATTTGGATGTGACGAACTAGATAATAAAAACTGGGCAGTAGACTTTGGTGGACTGAAGCCTCTAAAGAAATGGTTAGAAGATCACTTTGATCATAAGACAGCGATTGATAAAAACGATCCGCACTTAGATAAGTTTATGGAACTACAAGAATTAGATCTAGCAGAAATTGTTGTAATGGATGGTGTTGGTGCAGAGAAGTTTGCAGAACACGCATTTAACTTTGCAGACAAACTAGTACGTGAAGCAAGCGACAATCGTTGCTATTGCGTAAAAGCAGAATGTGCAGAACACGGTGCCAACTCAGCAATATATACAAGAGACAACGAATCAGGGTGGATGACAAAGTAGTGGTTAAAAAATATTATCCTGGAGAAACAAAAGAACAACGTAAGGCACGTAAGCAACTAGAAAAGGAAACGGGCAAAAAAGTACATCAGCCTATTCCTAAATCGACTGTTGTACGTGAACCCCCAAAGGAACCTACACCTACTCCAAAACCGCCATTAGTTAAACCTAAGCCCAAAGTAATTCCTCCTCCTACAGATAAAACAGACTTAGATGATCCAGATAGATGGAGTAAAGGTTTTGAACCAGAAGCAAAACGATATATTGTGTGCCTAAAGCATGGACAAAAATATGATGGGGAATATGTAAACACATTATATCGAATGTGTAAACGCAATATGACATTGCCATTTGAATTTGTTTGCTTCACAGAAAATCCAAATGATTTACATAAAGATATTCGAATTGAACCTTTGCCGCAACATCGAGGATTATCAGGTTGGTGGTATAAGCCTATGTTTTTTAATCCGGAACTAGTATTACAAGGTACAGTTTTATTCATTGACTTGGATGTAATCATTTTTAGAAACATTGATAAACTTTTTACATATCAGCCAGGCAAGTTTTGTGTGATTAGAGATTTTAATCGAAGAAATAATCCTAGTTGGAATAAGTTTAACAGTAGTTGCTTTAGATTAGAAATTGGTCAACATCCATATGTATATAAAAACTTTATGCAAAATCCTGTTGTAAATTCTAGAAAGTTTCATGGAGATCAAGATTGGTTGTATGATCAAGTAAAAGATAATTATGTATATTGGCCAGACGAATGGCTACAAAGTTATAAGTGGGAAATGCGTAACAAACCCACTATGACACGGATCGACGGTGTAAGAAACTTTGCAACTCCTGGTGTTCCTGAAATAAATCCAAACACAAGTATTGCAGTATTTCATGGAGAACCCAATCCGCATAATTGTGTAGATCCATGGTGTAAGGAGAATTGGGTATGACCGGTATAGTAAATAGTGCAAAATTAATTCCGTTATTTCCTACTCACATAATGAAGTTTCCATTATTTGATCAGTATGAAAACTGGGATGGATTATTAGCACAATTAATGGAGGCTGAAACATCTGAAAACGTAATTGTAGAAGGTAAGGCTCAAACAAGTTATAACGAAGATTGGCGTACTAAAAGTTATCTATTAGATCATCTACCGGAGTTAAGTTCTTTAATGTTAACATGTCTATCTACGTATGCACGATATAATAATCAAATTGCTCCTATAATTGATGATAGTTGGTATACTATTATGCACAAAGGAAGTAAAGTACAACGTCACAGGCACGAAGGTAGTGCAATAAGTGGTACGTTATTTGTTAATGCACCTGAAGGTAGTAACGGACTTGCATTTGCTAATCCTACTATTCCACATAGAATGGCAGAGCGTCAACAAACACCTGGTCAAGACTATGGACATTTACAAGAAGTTGAGAGCGGAGACTTATTAATATATCCTAGTTGGATGGAACACTTTGTTCCTGCTATTGATTGTGATTACAGAACTACCATTAGTTTTAATAGTCACTATCCAGTTTATACAAAAAATAATACAGAGACAACATGAAACAAGTTTTTACAAAAAGTATAGAAAAAATATTTCCAACAACTGTTATGAGATTTGATTTAAACAGTCATTCTCATTATAGTAGAATGTTAGACGTTGTAAACAAAACAAAAACTGAATGGCATGCTATTATGAAAGATAGCGAAAGTACATACAACGAAGCAACTTCTAATAGATGGTTAGATAAACTAGGACTAGAACCTATTAAAGAATCACTAGAAGATTGTGTGCAAGAATATTGTCTAACATATGGATTGCCAGAATTAGTAATTACAAACAGTTGGATGAATAGAGTTGGAATAAACGGTGCTGTTCGACCTCATAGACATGAAGTAAGTGTTTTAAGTGGTGCATTTTATCCTATTGCTGATCCAGGAAGTGCTCCGTTAGTTTTTAAAAATCCTTTGCAAGTTTACAAAATGTACGAGTATGCGGCGCAAGAAACAATGTATAATGCGGCAATGATGGAAGCACCTTGTGAACAAGGTAGTTTAGTGTTATTTCCTAGTTGGATTGAACATTTCACAAATGAAAATACTACCGAAAATCGTGTTACTATTAGTTTTAATACATCATATAAAAAATGATCTTGACAAACTTTAAGAAACGTGTTATACTTGCTATACAATGGTACAAACAATTACGACAACATCCTGCACATTATGCGTGGCACAACTGCATACAATGGGCATGGGACAATTCAGGCACACACGAACTAGATGGACAATATAGAAAATGGTAACTAAACGCATAGGCTTTGCATGTAAGTACATGCACCCAGATCAAACGCAGAAGAAGAAACTGCTAGAAGAAATTCAACGTCCACTAAATACTCGTAGCACAACAGTACAATGGCTCAATAGGCAAACACGTGAAGTAGCAGAAGAACGCTTGTGGGACATTATGGTACATAACATTCAATCGTACCATCACTTGATTGCATATGTTGGAGGATTACCAAATGAATTACGTATGGTCAGACTTGGTAGCGATGTACTTCCTGTTTATACCCAGCATGAGTGGTCTTATTTTTGGCGCAAGCCTGATGTGGTTGCGTACTGTGAAAAGTACTTCGCAATCGTCGGCGAAGCGGCAAGGGCCTACAATGTCCGACTATCGATGCACCCAGGCCAATTTACTGTACTTGCGAGCGACAACCCCGAAATTGTAGAACGGAGCATAGAAGAATTTGAATATCACACCGACATCATACGCTGGATGGGATACGGGCGTACCTTCCAGGACTTCAAATGTAACGTCCATATATCAGGCAGGCAAGGTCCAGCCGGTATCAAACACGCAGTTGACAAAAGACTTTCTCCAGAAGCGAGAAACACAATCACGATTGAGAACGACGAAAACAAATGGGGACTCGAACACAGTCTCGAACTTGTCGACACCTGCGCATTGGTATTGGACATACACCATCACTGGTGCCGTGAAGGCGAATATATACGTCCCACCGACGATAGATTTGCTCGCGTAATTGATTCGTGGCGTGGTGTGCGTCCTGCAATACATTATTCATACAGTAGAGACGAAGCACTACCCGAAGGCTTTGCACATGACACAATGCCTAACTTTCCAGCACTACTAGAAGCAGGTCACAAGAAAGGCAAACTACGAGCGCACAGTGATTACTATCCTAACGAGAAAGTAAATGCATGGGCACTTTCTTTCTTACAATACGCCGATATTATGTGCGAGAGCAAGATGAAAAATTTAGCGAGCATTAAATTGCTAGATCAATACAATAAATATATAACAACGGAGGCTTATGCCAAAAATGAGAAAGTTCCTTTTTTGGAATGAAAAGGGTGATGAAAAAGAAACAGAACAGTTGAGTCTAACAAGAGCAGTAAAATCTGTACAAAGTGACTTTAAAGATCAATTTATAGGTGTTGAATACATCAGTAAAAAAGGTAAAGAAGTTGTAGACAGAATAAAACTACCTTGGGGACGAAAAGTTAGACAAGCAATTGAAACTGAAAAGAAAAGAGCCGCTTTAAAGGCTAAACAAGCACTACGTTGATAAAGGAGAAAAAAATGATTAAATCATGGATTAATTCAAGAATGAAAGAGCGTACATCTTGGGATGGCGCCGCATTAGTACTACTAGGACTAATGGTACTATTTCTTGCACCACTAGCAAAAATTGCCGCTGGTTTAGCAGTAGCATATGGTGCATGGACTATTTGGAAATCAGAATAGTTACAACTTACCAATAGGAATATTACTAGAAGCAGAGAGGTTGTTCCATTTCTGCTTCTGGTCTACTCCTGCTTTCTGTGCAAATCTCTTTGCATCACAATCACCACATACATGAAAATAGTTATTATTTAGGCGTTTAGGATCCATACTTCCACGTGGACGCACAAATTCTGTATTACAACTATCACAACGCAGTCGAGCAAACGTTTTAGTCTTAGTATACTGGTGTTCAATACCGTTTTTAGACTTTCTTACGTGCCGGCTTTTCTTTTTTATTTCTTCTAAGAACATAACTATATTTATTACATTCGGATTACAAAACACTATGATAAATAACTATAATAAGGGAGTTCCAATGGATATTTGTACACTTACAGACGCCGCAAAAGCACAAATTGCTACAATTTGCAAAGATAATAATGTTTATGCTGTTACGCTAAACATGAAAGGTGGAGGCTGTGCAGGCTTTGAATATGAATGGGGAACATACGATACAGCAGACAAACTACTTGATGATGATCAGATAATTTATGCTACAGAAAAATGTACATTTATTGTAGGTGCGGCTAGTATGATGTTTTTGTTTGGAACTAAAATAGATTATAAAAAAGATATTATGGGGTCGATGTTTGATATCATTAATCCTAATGCACAGAGCAGTTGTGGTTGCGGTGTGAGTGTAAATTTTGATATGGACAAATTAGCAATACCTGCTTAATGGAGTAAAATATGGCAAGAGAAATTATTGATATTGGTGTAGAAGGTAACGACGGTACAGGTGATAGTTTACGTGAATCGTTTCGTAAATCCAACGAAAACTTCCAAGAACTATACGCAGTATTTGGCATCGGCGGACAAATTAACTTTAGAAGTTTAAGTGATACACCAGATGATTATACAGGACTAGCAAGTAGAGTACTTGCAGTTAACACTGCTGAGGACGGAGTTGAAGCATTAGAACTAGTTTCAAATGGTGCTATTACTGGAGATCCTGCAGACGATACTATTGTGTTCAACGTAACACAAGCAGGTAAATTATTAATTCAAGCAGGTAGAACAAATGTATCAGGCGACACTAGTCCACAACTAGGCGGTCACCTGAATGCCGCAGAGTATTCAATTGGTAATGTTAGTATTTCCACAGCAGACGCGGCGGCATTTACATCAAAGTACGGCGGCAATTATACTATACACGACCTAGTACCAGACAAAGAATACAACGATCAAAGATATCCAAAAGCAACCAGCCCAGGTAAAATGGGTGGACTACGTGATGAGCCTGCAGACGCTTCAGAATATACATTAGACATTACAGGACTTGTATCAACACAAGATTTACAAGTACAGGATCATGGTCTTGATAGAGCAAGTAACGGGCAAAGTTACAAATATACATCAACAGGATCAGCACTAACAGGTCTTGTTAAAGATCAAATTTATTATACTCGTATTGCAGATGATAATACAATTAGTTTACACAACAGTTCAGCCGATGCTATTGCTAATACAAATAGTATTGCTATTACAGGAACAGTAGCCGCAGGTGTTCATAAACTTGTTGACCAAGGATTAGACACAGCCTTAGCAGGATATTATCTAGCAAACGAAGCATTACCACGTAAGAGTGTTGTGCGTAGAGCAGGCGACACAATGACCGGTGCATTATTTGCACACGACCATCCAGGAGCATTAGCAGGCACACTAGGTGCAGACGCAGATGATTTACAAGTTGCAACTAAATTATATGTTGACCAACAAGAAGGTATAAGTGCGAGTAACTTATACGTTAGTACATCAGGTGATGATAGATATCTTAAGTCAGCACCGGGCAAAGCAGGTAGAAGTAATTCATATGCACTTGCGTCGATTGGTGCCGCGGCACGTAGAGCAGAAGAATTACAAATTGCTTCTAAATTTGAACTAGGTAACTATGCACAAACAATTACACACTCGACATTTACAGTACCTACTGTAATTACTAGTGCTGATGTATTAAGTATTCCGTCAGGTCGTAATAATGTACGTGAATTACTTAAAGAAAACAGAAATTGGATTAGAGCAGAAGTTATAGGATATCTTAATGCAACATATCCAAACTTTACATATGATAAAGATATTTGTTCGCGTGATGTAGGATTGATGATCGATGCTGTTACGCTTGATACCTTAACTGGTAACAATGCTAACTTTTTGTCAAGACGTGCTGGTATTAGATACTATGCTAACGCAAGTGCAACAGCGGCTATTACTACACAGAAAACTGAAACACTTGCAGGTATTACTTTCTTAAAAGGACTTGTAAATTTAGTACTACAAAATCTTAGTCCAGGTACAACATATCAGTCAGTTTATTCACAATATATAAATTCAGGATATCAAACAGATGCGACTGCACGTAATTCAGTTGATGCAAAATTTGATATTATTGTAAGTATTATTAATGACGGTAATGTTTTTGATGCTCCGGCTATTGTTGACGGTAGTACATACAGCCTTCAAATTACTAATGGTACTAACAATGACTATGTTGACCAAGGTGATCCAGACAACACAGATATTTTACCAGGCAAAGTTATACGTGGTAAAGAATCAGGCGCATTAGGTAGAGTTGTTGAATATCAAAGTGAAAATTTAAATCCATCTAATCCTACTAATACAGATATTTTAGAACTACAACTTTTAGAACCAGTAGAGTTTATAGTAGGTGAAGAAATTGAATATGCTAATACAATTAAATTTAGTCAAATTAGTATTAGAATCGAGTCAGGTACTTACGAAGAACACTTTCCGATTAGATTGCCTGCAAACGTATCATTAAAAGGTGATGAGTTTAGACGTGTAATTATTAAACCTAAAAAAGGTAGTTCACAGTCTCCTTGGGCCAATGTGTACTTCTATCGTGATGAAGAATTTGATGGACTTAGAGGTGATACAGGTAGTATAACAGGTGTTAAAGATACTAACTTACCTACAGGTGGATCACGCTATATTAATCCACTAACAGGTAATCCAATTGGTTGGTTTGGTAGACACTATTTAACAGACCCAACTGAAGATACAAATGTAAGTAACTTTGGTATTACTAATCCAGGTAAGTTTCCAATTGCTTCTAAAATACTTACGAAGAACTTAGAATTTATTGTTGAAGAAGTTATTAGTTTTGTAAACACAACATATCCAAGTTTAACTTACAATCAAACTAAATGTCGTAGAGACACAAGATTAATTGTAAAAGGACTAGCGGCTGACTTAGTATATGGCGGTCGAGAAAGTTCATTAACAAATCAAGGTGCATACTACGCCGGTGCAGTTGCAGGTCAAGAAACAGAAACTGAAGCGGCAATACAATATATTAGTACCTTAGCAAATACTATTTTACAAAACAATGCAGTTACAGCAACACAAGTAATTGAAGAACAAGTTATTGATCCAAGTTTAACTGTAGAAGCAAACGCATACACAAATTTAGATGCACTTGTTGATTGTGTAGCATTTGCATTTAACGCAAATATTAACCCACCAAAAAATAACAATGAACTTGATGTGTTCTTGTGTAACGATGGAACTATTGTAAGAAACTGTTCTGTTACAGGACACGGTGGATTTATGATGGTGCTTGACCCAGATGGTCAAGTTAAAACTAAATCACCATATTGTCAAACAGGTTCAAGTTTTTCACGCTCATTAAACAGACAAGCATTTAGAGGTGGTATGTTTGTTGATGCATTTGTTGGTAATACACCTATGGAAGTTATTAATAAACAAACAGCATTTAAAATTGATGTACGTTCACAATCCGGTCAGGGGTTGTTTATTAAAAAACCACAAGTACCGTCACCGTTCTATATGGAAGGTAGACGTTTTCAGGTTAACGCAGTTAGAAACTGGGATCCAACACTAGGTACAGCAACACTTATTCTTGATCCAAGTTCAAATTCAAAAGCAGGATTTACAGGAACATTATACGGCTCAGTTGTATTAGATAATGCAAGTTCAATTAACCCAATTGAAATTACTGTTCAAACTGCTGGTAACAGAAGTATGCTTGGTAATGACTTTACACAGGTTAATGACTTAGGTTACGGACTAGTAGTTACAAACGGTGCATTATCAGAAATGGTATCACAGTTTACTTACTATTGTTGGACAGCATATTACGCAAACAACGGTGGCGAAATTAGATCACTTAACGGTTCTAACGCTTATGGTGAATATGGATTAGTTGCTAATGGTAGTGATCCAAACGAAGTTCCAGACGCAGTTACATTACGTGATAACATGGCTAAGGTTGCTAGAACAACAGAAGCCGCTACTATTCTAACGTTTTCAGATGTAATTGGTGCAGTAGCAGAAGGTGGTTCAGGACCAAGTGGTGTAGGACATACCGTTACTCAAGCAGGCACTGGTGCTTCAGGTGAAGTTGTTGTTGAAACAGCAGGTAAAGTTTTATACTTGAAAAATGTAACTGGTACATTTAACACTACTGGAGCAGTAACATTAAATGATAGTACAGCAATTGGCGTACCAACAGATGTGAGTGCGGCAGGAATATTACTTACAAAAGAACAACTAAGTGTACATACATATGACTTTGAGTCATTACCTCAAAACAGAGGTGAAATTAATATTTTACACAGTAACGGAAACTACGGAAGATATGAAGTTTCTAGTATTGCAAAAGTAACAAATTTTAGAATAGATGGACATAATGATGTTGCATACACAGCAACAGCATCAGGAACTGGTGCTAAATTTGATGTGCAAAAAACACGTCAAAGCAGTGGTACATATGTATCACATGTTCTTGCGCCAGGTATAAATTATCAAATAGGCGATACATTTGTTGTAGATGGAACAAAACTAGACGGTGTTACAAGTACAAACGATTGTACAATCACAGTTGCAACAGTTGACGGCGACGGTAAAATTTTAACAGTTACCTCCACTGGTACTGTAAACGTTACAACTGATACTCCAATTTATGATGGTCAAGTTTACAAATTAAGTTTTAGTACTGCAACAGCAGGATTTAGTAACGATGGTTTAATTGAAGGATTAAAACATGGGCACTTTGTTTCATATAGACATAACCAAGTTGTTATTGTTGACAATGTGTTAGACACAAGTAGACTTACAATTCGTCCAAGTACAGCATTTGAATTTGACGAACGTGAAGGATTTACATACAGAACAACAGAATTTACAACTACAGAAACAACAGGTGAAAATTTACCAAGTGATGAAATCTTAATGGGCTTTGATGCTACTTACGATTACGTTAGAGTTATTGTAGATACTAACCATACAGGCGATACACCAGCAGTAGGCTTTGGTGGTACTACATTAGGTGCTACTAAAGGTGACGTAGGTATTGCGGTTGCAGAACTTACAGAAGTTTCAGACATTGCAAGATTACGTAGAGGTGACATGATCTTTACATGGGAAGGTAAGACACACAAAGTTGTTGATTACTTAGACTTTGTTGGATATGCGGTTATTAAGATTGAAGACATAACTGATGCGACAAACCCAAGTGGTAAACTTGATCACAACTTAACAAACAATGCAACAGGTCTTCATCTTCCAGTTGAATTAAGTGGCGGACAAGCAAATACAATTAGAATTGGGTTGCCAGCAGGTGCTCCAGGTGATATTACAATTAACATATCACTTACAAGAGCAACAGGACATGACTTCTTAGACATTGGTACAGGATCATATAACACTAGTAACTATCCAAGTGTACTACTAGGTGCTCCAAGATCACCAAATCAATCATATGAAGTACAAGAACGTTCTAAAGGTAGAGTGTTCTACGTAAGTACAGACCAAGACGGATTCTTCCGTGTAGGTAGATTCTTTACAGTTGACCAGGGTACTGGTACAGTTACATTCGCAGGTAGTATTGCGTTAAGTAACTTGGACGGTATTGGTTTTAAACGTGGTGTTGTTGTTAGTGAATTTAGTACTGACGATGGTATGACACAAAATGGATCAGATATTGTTCCAACACAAAACGCAGTACGTGGATATGTAAACAGACGTTTAGGTTGGGATCATAATGGTCTACCAGTGAACAATGTTATCGGCGGCGGCACAGTTCCAAGAGATGGTCATGCGGCAATGACAGGTAACTTGAACATGGGTAGTAATAGAATTATCAATGTCCAAGCACCATCACAAGATTCAGATGCAGTAAACAAAGCATACGTTGATAATGTTGTAGAACAGTATAATACCATTGACGGTATGCGTGATGTAACATTAGAAAAGCCGGCAGGCAATGTCCAAACAGATGCAGATTTCTATAAAGATCAAATCATGCACAGAAGTGGTTACAGAGTAATAATGGTCGATGCAGATAATATTGCAGATGGTCCGTTAACAGCAAACGGTAAATTGGTTCAAGGTGCAAACATTGGTGAAATATATGCTATTGATAACGAAGTAGACGGAGTTCTTGGAAATGTTTCAAGAGTAGTTTATGAAGAAGTATCAGGAACAATTACACAAGCAAGTTTACACACTGAAGAATCTACCAAAAGTGTAAACACTGCATTAGGCACAGTTACATATGCAGGCGCAGGTGTAAACGGTAATATTAACGTTGGTCGAGGAACTGATTATAGTGCTTATGTAACCAATGCAGGTACTGGTTATGTTCAAAACGAAACATGGACTATTGCAGGAACTTTACTAGGCGGCGCAACTCCTGCGAATGATGCAACATTTACAATTACAGCAGTTAATGGTAGTGGTGGAATTACAGCATTTACAATTACAGGTACAACAGGATTAATTACACAACCAACAGGTACAGTTGTAAGTGGTCCGCATCATGAAGTTGTTAATGCAACAGTTGATGGAAACAGTCAATTAGAATTTACTGGTTCAAGACTAGCAGACGAATACAGAGTTTCATACGATATTAAAGACAACAGTATAATGAACGCAGATGTAAATACTGCGGCGGCGATTGCACAAAGCAAACTTGCTATGCAAGCGGCAAGTACTATTGCAGATGCTACAAGTGGTAGTGGTGGTAGTGGAGCAGTTATTCAAGAAGACTTAGGTCTTGCAGTATTTGATAGCGGAGACTTTACAGTAACAGATGGATTTGTGACACTTAAAACTGGTAGTGTTGACTTAACAGACATAGAAGAAATTGCAAATAACACTGCATTAACAAACATTAGTGGTGCATTAGCAAGTCCAACTGCACAAACAATTACTACAATCGGTGGTGCAGATAGTATTGTAATGACTAAGAGTGATGGTATGATTAGAACAACTGGTTTGATCATAGGCGCGGCAGATACTAACGTAATTTTACAACCTAAGTCAGGTGCGGCAACAACAATTGAAATGCTTACACCTGGTGGCGCACAAATATTTGAAGCGGCAGGTACAAGTGCTATTACAGCAGAATTTACTGCAAGTATTGATGTTGGAGACTCAGGTGCTAACACACAAAGTACACTTCAACAAAACTCAACATACAACAACCAAGCACGAATTAGTTCGGATTGGATGTATACACAGTTTATTGAAGCGGCTAATGAAAAAGGTACAGGTTCAACAGGTATTGCACTAGGTGCAGGAACTGGTAAAACTAACGCAGGTGAAGTTAGTATACTTGTTAAAGATTCAGCGGCAACTAAAGCACCATTTAAATTTAGCAAAGATGGAGTTGTTCCTGACACAAACAATGTTTATAATATTGGTACAGCATCATTAGCGTACAATACTGTTTATGCTACAGTGTTTGACGGTACAGCAACACAAGCACGTTATGCTGACTTGGCAGAAAACTATTCAGCAGATACAGAGTATGAACCAGGAACAGTTATTGTACTTGGTGGTGCAAAAGAAATTACAACAACAGCAACCAAAGGTGATAAAAAAGTCATTGGTGTTGTAAGTGAGAAGCCAGCGTACTTAATGAATAGTGATTTGACAGGTGAGTTTGTAACTCCAGTTGCATTGACAGGTAGAGTTCCTTGCAAAATTATTGGCAAAGCACAACCTGGAGATATATTAGTGTCAAGTGCTATTGCTGGGTATGCAATAGTTGACAACAATCCAACAGTAGGAACAGTAATTGGTAAAGCGTTGCAAGCCAAAGACACTACTGAAAGAGGAACAATTGAAATAGTAGTAGGGAAAGTGTAATGGCAAAACAAATAGTTAACCTAGGTACAAGTGCTAACAAAGGTGATGGAGATCCATTACGTACAGCATTTGATAAAGTAAATGACAACTTTACAGAATTATATCTTGATTTAAAACAAGTTAAGTCAGCACAAACAGGAGGTGGCACACTAATTGTTGATACTATTGGTAGTGTACACGCAACAGATAGTACATTACTTGTAGACGGTAATAACAGCAAAGTTGTAGGACCTTTAGCAAGTACAACTTGGGACGTTGTTGATAATAACATTGATATTACAACTACTAACACAGGTGTAAATGCAAATATTACTATTGAAGCACAAGGAATTGTAACACTGCAAGAAAGTGCGGCAGAAGATTATGTCCAAGTAAGTCAAAATGGAGTTGTAATTTATTCGAATACTGATATTGCATTACGCACACAAGGACAAGACATACACATTGGATATGACACACTCAGTGGTAATGTTGAAATGGGACACAACAGTTCATTTGTAAATATTAATGGTACATTAAATGCAAATGCATTTTCAAAAATAGTACCGCCAAGTTATACAACAGCGGCACGTAACGCATTTACTACAGAAGGATTCTTAGTTGCTAATACAACCACAGGACATGTTGAAGCATACATAAACGGTGGTTGGAAAAATATGACAATTACTGATGTAGGTGGATTAACTGACAATGGTAATTTAATTGCAACTGATTTATCCGACTTAACAGATACAACAAATTTAATTCCAGGTGATGTAGCAAACCTAACTGACTTGAGTAATTTAATTCCAGGAAACATTGGTGATTTATTACCAGGTGGTAACCTAAGTGATGTACTAACAAAATCAGCAACAGGTTATGCTTGGACAGCACCAGCATACTTTGGAGGTGATTTTGATGACTTAGGAGTAACACCAACAACACTAGCAGGTTATGGAATTACAGACGCAGTTACTCTTACAGGATTAAGTGTAACAACAGCGAGTGCTGGCTCAGCCGCACTATCATACAATACTTCAACAGGTGCATTTACATTTACACCACCTGATCTAAGTTCATAC